CACAATTATCAACCACCGAAAATTTGGACCTGGGACGAGGACCGGAGGAGTAGCCGCTCTCATCTTCTTCTTTGCGAAGAGCTACATTATCAGGAATTAAGCCTGCATCATATTGTTATAGATAGAATTATCTATACCACTGAAGTAGGTAATCAAAGCACCGCCAATGAAAGCGGTAGCTAAAACACCATTCAACTCCAAATGCTTCCTTCTATCACTCTTATGAAAATTCTTGACAGTATCCTTAGAACGCTTCCACCATTCGTTAATAGCGAAGGTGATGATAAGCGCGAAAAGGGTCGCCATAGCAAAGAAAGAGCGATCGACTGCGAGACGGGGAATGTCACCAACAATGGCACGAGCGGCGTTGGGAATAACAACGGTTAAGAAGATTAGGTTTGTGTAGTAGTTATCAGTGTGCTTGGGGACTTGTGTAACCGCGTAGAACACAACCCACGAAAAAATCGCTGCCAACATATCATTAACAGGAGTTTGCATTTATCTTATTACGAGATTTTATTTATCCTGAATGTATTGACCGCAGAATTTGGTCTTGTCTGGTAATCTAGTGTAAATTCCTATAGATTCACATATCCCTCTCAACTCCATAAAGTTATTCCAAAAGTTATCAGAGTGTGTCCATTCGGGCACCGTACTATGCGCAAGCTCATGAATCAACACATGCATAATCTCATTTACTTCACCGTCTATACATATGGTTATATCCGCCCCTTTGTTGACATTGTAACCCACCGTCCCTGACATCTTCCTCAGTGCTGTCAAAGGAATTGGATGTATCAACACGCGAAACTTTTCATTGTTCGTTTTCTCAAGATGTTCTCTGAGAATTTTGTACCTCTTTTTCACTTCCGCGAAATTCTCTGGTTCACGTATCATAAAAAGTATGACCAGATTGATCACGATCAATACTAAAAGGGGTATCATCTAGTATAAGCAAAGATAAATTTACTGTACAACTCTGAGATTGGGTTACCTTGAAGACCCTCCCAAAGTTGTAATTTGAAACCAAGTTCCTCTAGGTGTGTCACCAATAGGTCTTTGTACCCAACCGGTTCTGACTTGGGTCCCTCTGCGTAATACGGGGTGTCTGTGAGATGTACAAACAACTTCTCACCAAAGCCACCATTCCCATGATCCTTGAGTTTGAAGAAGTTTCCCATATCATCTTGAAGTGGTGTTTTGAATATGATCTTTTCAGAATCCGGGATGATACCAATCAAAAGTCCGCCTGATTTTACGCGTTTTCGGATTTCGTGGATGGAACTGAAGAAGAGATCCCTAGTCTTGAAGATGTAGTGTAATGAGAAGTTGAAACAGACAACGTCAAATTTTCTATTTGGGCAGTTGTGTATGTCACCCTCGTAAAAATTCACCCGCATATGCATATTTTTTGCCCTAGATTTGGCTTCAACGAGAGCCGTAGGTTCTGGGTCACACATATTGATATTGGCACCACACTTGTGCCACTTCTGTAAATCACCCCCAAACCCACAACCAACATCAAGAATGTGTTGACCACTCTTTGTGACACTTTGGATAAGCTCCCTCTTGGCGTCGTTGTGATTTTTACGAATCTCTTCCATAATTCATGATAGTTTCATATCTTTAATTCTCTACTTAGGGCTTAAAGTTTACAAACGTTCAAAATGTATAATGTCTCTTGAACAAGATTATACAACCGTCCCTGGTCAGGTTTTCGCTTGCCTTTCTATTGTTGGCCCCGAATGCCCGCAGAAGAATGATAAGTTTGGTATTAAGATCCGAGGAACTTTCGCGAACCGTGACGAAGCTGCGAACCATGCCAAGCGCCTTCAGAAGGAGGATCCCACGTTTGACATCTATGTCGTTGACATGTACAAGTGGCTCCTCATCCCACCCGACTCTTCTAAGATTGAGGATGTTCACTATACCAATGATAAACTTGAGGAGATCATGACTGGTTACAAGGAGAATCAGGCTCAGGCTGCTCGTATGTTTAACGAACGTAAACAGGGTATGATTGATAAGACTGGCTTTGCCCCTGGTGATGACAACTCCACATTTTACACCAAACCAGATGAGGCTCCCATCTCTCACCCAGCTGAGGTTCTAGAGCGTCTCAAGAAGGAGAAGCCTAATGCAAACATGGAGGATCTCGTCAAGGAGGCTGATGAGATTGTTAACCAAGAGATGAAGGATCGTCAGAAGCAACGCGAGGAAGCTGCTGCTTCTACTGAGGCTAAGATCGAAGAAACTAAGGATGATGGTGAACCCGAAGTTTCTTCCAAGTAAATAATTTTCATAACTAATAATAAATGATTGGCACAATCGTAACAATCATTCTCGTCAGCGCTTTCTTTATTTTGTTTTTTGAGGGGATGACCCCAGAAAACAAAAAGGAGAAGAAAAAGGTTAAATCACCCGAAGCCAGTACTACTGCTGGATTTATTAAGGACACTTACAGGGATCCTTTTATTAATCATTTCATACCCCCAAAAGTTGGTAACATAGGAAAGTTTGTTCCATTCTCAAGTGTACCTGAGGATAACTGGTTGCATGGTTTTCCCCATAAAAAAGCCAAGTAAAAATACTGCAAACGCTATGATCCAGGTTGATTTATCAACATTCTTGAATAAATCAAATGATTCCTGACCTTGATAAGGTTGTTGTGGTTGTGGATATTCAGACGGATGAAAGTAATACTCCTCAGAGTGTTTCTCATTACTTTCATCTTTCTCCTCTGGAACTTCTTGAAGAACAGGATTATATTCAATGGGATTACCAATATCAGTTTCCATTTTCTAATATATAAACGGTTTTTTTTAAGTGCTTTCTTCCTCACTTTCACTTTCATCATCTACCACAAAGTCTTTTAGATTACCATTTTCGTCCGCGTCCTCATCATACTCTTCTTCACTGTCTTCGTCGTATAATTCGTCGTCTGTGTCTAATTCAGAATCTATATCAGTATCATGTTCATCCGTACCATAGTCATCTTCTAAAACACTTTCCGTAGCCTGGAACAGAGCAGGTTTCTTTATATATCTTCCTGAACGGGTACGAGTAACTATAACCATTTACTACTATTCCGTATTATTGTTTAAGTAGTTTTACGAGATTATTGTCAATAATCTGATGTGTTCTAGCCACGTTATTCTTACCCTTACAAATAGGACATTGTTGTGTGATTTTATTACCTTTTATGATATAAGACATTACACGATCTGTATGTTCCCCTTTGATTGATTCACAATACATTGAAGTTGTGAGAGCTACATAATTGGTTTTATCTCTCTTTACACTTACAATTGTCGTGTCCTCCTGGTTACTCATATATTTCCGAATGAATCTCTGTAATAAGGGTTTTATCTCCATTTGTTTAGGTTGGGGTTTTTCGATAAATTTTTTGATTTCTGGACAATTTTGGATTTCTTCCTTTTTGGGGTACAACCGATGGATTATTGGACTTGGTAGTTCATGGCGACGACCACAAAAGTCTTTACAGAAACCATCTTTCCTCCCCCTGAGAGTTTCACAACGACAGAAACATTTCTGTATAATGAGTTTACCACTGATGATGAACCATACATGGTTTGAATTGTGCTCCCTTTTCAGATTTTCACAATAGTTTGAATTCGTTGCAGCTAGGAATGTATTTTTGTGTTTGAAAAGTTTAGTAATGTAAGCAGTAGATTGCCCTTCAAGATTCTTCTGAACAAAAGACTGTATCATATATTTGAGTTCTTCATCCTGAAGTTCATCCTTAATTTCATCTTCCGTAAATGAACCCTCCCTCATAGGTACGGAAGGTGGTTTAACAAATATAGTCTGGGGAGCATCTGTACGAACAGCGGACATTTTCAAAAGTTCCACATTTGGTGTGGGTTTCACACTAATAATCGTACTCAGAGGCTCTGGGGTGTACATGAAGAAAGGTAGATATGCAAGTTGATTCACCTTACCTTTCTCACACCCCGAGCAACCCTGTCCACCACAGGCATCGTGCTTAGCCCTTTTATAAGACCATGGCATTCTAAAACCACTTCCTTTAGTCCTTCTCTGGAGATCACCATACACAGATGAATCTATGATATCATTCCAGTCATATGAACTCTTAGCAGTAGAGAGGGCTACAAGGACATGATCTCTCAAAGCAATCGCAGAACTTTGATCTACAACAAAGTCCGGCCAATTTAGATGTACCCCAGTCTTAATTAAGTCACCCACCTTCTTTGGGGGTGATACACATATCAAGCACTTTTTACCTCCGTGACGTTTCACCTTGTCACATATGATTTTACATATGGATTTGATCTCCTCAATTGAGAGTGAATCTTGATCCTTGTAATCAATGTCTATGAAGAAGTTATAGGTTGGAGTCTTTTGTTCCACGACAAATAACTTTTCACTAGTACCGATAGCTTCTATGTATCTCTCATAGAATTCGTTCAATCTATCAAATGGCACAGAGAGTTTTCCTCCGTCCATGAGCACATGTGATAGATTGGATGCATTATCAAATTTTTGAGACGCACACCAACTCTTAAACATATCCATTTATTGGTCGTCATCTCTAAACCACTTCATAAATGAAACATCTTGGTATACTTTTTTTTCTGCTAAATCTTTCTTTATAACTAGAAGTTCATATACAGTTTTATCTTTGTTATCTTCTTTCCACTGAGTAATTTCATCTTCGCACATTCCCCTATTCTTATCGAGCAACTCTCCGATCTGGTGTAAGATGAAAGCCTTGGACTTCATTATTTTATAGAGAAGGTTTTTCTATTGTGAGAACTTATGCATGAGTAAAACTCTGGATTTTTAATCACATTGTCCACTATCAATTTCCAACGTTTACGTGAATTGTATTCTTCTAGAGTATCAAAACTCATAAAGTCATTCTCGTCATACGTTTTCTTATACGGTTGGTGGAG